GGGCGACAAGCTGTGGGCCGAGGGCAGCAAGCTGTGGGCCGAGGGCGACAAGCTGTGGGCCGAGGGCAGCAAGCTGTGGGCCGAGGGCGACAAGCTGAGGGCCGAGAGCAGCAAGCTGAGGGCTGGGGGCGACAAGCTGTGGGCCGAGGGCAGCAAGCTGTGGGCCGAGGGCGACAAGCTGTGGGCCGAGGGCAGCAAGCTGTGGGCCGAAGCAGTGATTGCAGTTCATGGCAACGTGCCCATTAAATGGACGGACTATGGCTGTCGGGTTGAGGGACACGATTACAGAGAGGAGGAATAAGTTGGCAACTAAAGATTCTAAGAAGACAACAGGCCCCGGAGGTGTCGAAGTAAAGAAGATGAGTCAGAATTACGACATCTCAGAGGCAATCCAAGTGTGGCACGGACCTCCCAAGTCGGGGAAGTCCATCACCGCCGCAGCATTGGAACACGTCTCGGAACAATACGGATTGCCCGTTAAGCCATTCGTATTCCACTTCGAGCCGGGGACAGGAGGGTTTGCCTGTACCGGGACCTGTGAGACATGCCCCCAGTGCGGGGGTAAGGGCAAAGAGGGACGGTCCCTTTGCCCGATGTGCAACGGAGACGAGGTTGTCCGTAAGGTCATCTCGTCAGTAGACGAGTTCCGAGAGTGGCTTGAGTGGTTCACCGATAGCGAGTACAACCTCGCTGTTATCGACACGATGGATCGGTGCTACCAGGTCATATCGGATAGTATCTGCGCCACGTTGCAGATACCGGGGCCTCACGCATCGGATCACGGTCTTGCGTGGACCATGATCTACGACGAATTGCGTGAGCTACTTGCTATTCCCATCGAGGCTGGGAAGGGTATGATTCTCATCATGCACGTATACATGATGGAACGAAGAGTGAGAGGAGGGAATGTACAGACTGCTACGTTTAACGTGAGTGGAAAGTCCCGACAGTACATCGCTGGATTGGCAGACCAGATCTTGTACTTTGACGTAGTGCCTCACGAGACAGAGGACCGGGACAAGTACGTGATCTTCTCACGCGCACAGTCAGGTATCGAAGCTGGTGATCGTTGGAACATCTTCCCGGAAGAATTGGACCGGGGAGGGTTAGACGAGAAGACCAACCTGCCTGTCGAAGCGGCTGAGAAGATCCTCGAATGCTATGGGTACCTTGAAACGTGAGGTGAAATATGGAAGGACTACTGTTCTTCCTTGCTGGCCTCGCAGTGACTTGGTTCCTGGAAATGATACAGAACAAGAAAGACTACAAGGAGTACCAACAGAATGAACAAGAAACTGGCAGACCTTCGGAAGAAGTTCCGAGGACAGAAGGGCAAAGTCGGAACGGGGTTCGATAACAGTCCCCTTAGTGTGGGTAAGAAGACTGCGCGTATTGTGAAGTCCTCCATCACTGACGATATGCGGTGGAAGCGTCACTTGAAGATTGAGGGGGGAGACGAAGCGGGGCGTTATTGCTTCCCGTACGCCCCGTACTTGTCCGAAGAAGACGGGGTGCTTCAGACCGCGCGTGACCTTCGTGCGATTCTCGGGGAGGTTGTTCCCGGAGAAAAGCGTGCGGACGGAGAACTGGAAGTGGACTTCGGTGAGTTCCTCACTGTGACCGAAGATCTTATTAACCAGTGCGAAGATGAACCGGTTGAAATCACGGTCTGTAACCAGAAGCCCAAGCCTGATGGGTCTCACCTGCGTGATGATGGTACGCCGTGGCAGAACGTGTACATCAACCGGGGCCTCGGGGATGACGCGAAGGGGGCCACAACGGAGGAGTCGGATTCGACCAAGGATACCCGGACCGAGGACAACCTCGGTGTGGGTCCCAAGAAGAAGAAGGCCCCCCGGAAGAAAGCCGTGAAGAAGACGGTCAAGAAGACAGCACGGAAATAGACAACAACTGATCCGTGTCGTTGTAACGTCGAGGGGGCAGTGCCATACCAACACTGCCCCCTCTTTTTTCGGGGTTTCGTACGTGGAGGGTTTGTAGTGTGAGAATAAAAGATCGGATGGTCAACTTCATATTAGCCAAGCTGGATGTCACAGCCTTGGTTCAATCTTACTTCCCGGAGTATGAACCGGATGGATGCGTGGTGTGTCCCTTCCACGAGGACAACGATCCTTCCCTTCATATCTCTGCGGACGGTAAGGCGTACTGCCACAGTGGTACATGCAATTTCAAAGCATCCAGTGTGATCGAGCTATACTCCAAACTCGAAGACCTGTCGTATCTCGAAGCACGGCAGATTCTTTACCGAGATCTGGTCAACGCGATTCCGCAGTCGGAAGTAGACAAGTACGTTCGCGCTATCGCCAAGCGGAAGGCTCCAATGAATTACCTCAAGCGCCGGGGCCTCGATGAAGATACCATAAGCAAGTACATGCTTGGGTTCGAGCCTCGCTCCGGTCGTGTGACTATACCAATCTTCGATGAGCATGGAAGCTGCGTGAACATCCGAAGGATCGCATGGGGCAAGGGCCTGAAAGACAGTCGGTACAGGGCTTTGAACACGAAGGGCCACGGTGAATGCAGGCTCTTCCCTGAGGGGGAGGTCGTAAAGGCTGACCGTATGGTGCTGGTCGGGGGAGAGTGGGATGCCTTGATCGGAAGACAGTGCGGAATGCCGACCGTATCGTGGACCGGAGGAGAGGGCAGTTGGAATCACGAATACGATTGGATCTTCCGAGACAAGGGTGTCTTTATCTTGTACGACAATGACGATGCCGGGAAGAGAGGAGCGGAAGAGGCGATGAAGAAGGCAAGGCGAGCGGGTGCTTGTCATGTCGAGAACTTGATGCCTCTGATGAAAGCGAAGGATCTCAACGATTGGTACTTGAAGGACCCGCAGGCCGTGTTCTTCCTGGCCTCGGACGTTAAGGCTCAGGTCGTTGTCAGGGAGAACACCGGGATCTGCCCGTACTGTGGGCAGACCTTACCAGAGGAGAAAGGATGAAACGCAATCCTAATTGCACACGGTGTGAGTTGTGTGAAGCTCATCACCATACCACCTGTCTTATGGGAAGCGGCAACCCGGAGGCCAAGTTGATGCTGATCGGGGAAGCCCCTGGATTCAAGGAAGACCGGCGGGGCCTTCCCTTTGTTGGGGACGCTGGTCAATTGCTTGACCGAGTGCTCAATGCCCTCGGCATAAACCGGGACATCCTGTATATCACCAACGTCCTGAAATGTAGGCCACAAAACAACAAGTTACCCAAGGGCAAGGGTGCGGTTCAAGCCTGCGTCGATGCGTGTTGGCCTTACCTTGAAGAGGAGATCCAGAACGTAGACCCCAAGGTAATTGTGCTCATGGGTGGCACACCTCTGACTACGCTGGTCGGATTACGCATGATTACGCGGCACGAAGGCACCGAAGTAGATACGATCTACGACGGGGCCAAGACCTTCGCTGCGTTCCACCCGGCCTACGTTCTGCGCTCCCCCTCAAAAGAAGCCAACCTTGCTCGGGCAATTGCGTTGGCGGCTAAGGCGGCTGGGATTAAGGTATGTCCCAAGTCGATTGAGGAAATAGATCCCTATCTGTACGAGGTGAAAGTATGAGACACACTAAGAAAGAAAAACTTGAACAACTCAAGTTAAAGTTCCGAGGCAAGACCAGCCGGTCAGGCTTAAAACTAGAACCTGACCTTCTGCTTCACCCAAACATACCTAAGCCCTTGCACACCGTGAACCCACGTAGCATCAAGGGGCAGACATGGTGGGATGAGGTACGCAGAGAGGCTTACAATCGCATGAATTACCATTGCCATGCCTGCGGACACCTTGGCAATCGGGACAAGAGAGACTACCTCGAAGCGCACGAGGCATACGACATCAACTACACTACCGGACGTGTAGCCCTGAAGAAGATCGTGGCTTTATGCAGGCTATGCCACCGCTTCATACACTCCGGGTTTACGGAAATGTTGTTGGAGAGGGGCGAGATCACCAAGGCACAATTCAACGAGATCAAAGCCCACGGGTTTAAGGTCCTGTCGGACGCTGGTCTCTCCCTTCACCGAGACGTAGACGACATAGACCCCGAGGAGGTGTGTGCGTGGAGTGATTGGTACCTTGAGTTGGACGGAGAGCGTCACTACTCCCCGTTCAAGAACTACGAGGACTGGAAACGGCATTGGCGTGAGAGAGATGGGGTACCAGACACCAAGAGATGCGCCTTGTTCTTTGGTCCGTTCGACAGGAGAGTATGTGATACCAGCCTGAAAGGATTCTTTGATCGTGTCCTTGAGAAGCATCACGAAGGAGGGCCGTTTGATTGGTATGAAGAAGAGTATGGGTTTGAAGACGTTTATGGGGGAAGACGATGACTACTTGGTACAGTTTAGACTTTGAAACATCCGACGTAAACAAATACTCTTGCGAAATTGACAGGGTGTGCATCTGCGGGTTTAACATTGAGACCGGGAAGGTTGGCTACAAATGGGACTTCGTAATGCGCGATAGTCCCGGCTATCCTTGGCATGAAGATTCGATGTTGGTTCCGCTCATGGCTTCTTCCAACCCCAAGGTAGCTCACAACGCTGGGTATGAACTTTACCTCATGGAGCATAGACTTGGTGTTCCTCTGAGGGGGGAGCTTCACGATACGATCCTGATGGTGAAGCATTGGTGCAATACGTTTCCTGCCTTTGACCTGAAATCGTTGGCATGGTGGTTGCTTGGAGATTTGTACTTTCCGTTGGCTGAGTTGCGCAAGTGGATACACGATCAGGGCATGAAGGGGGATGACCCGGATGCCGACCAAGGCTTCGACATGACTCAATGCCCGAATAGGTTGGTGCATGATTACTGTATGCACGACGTTTGGGCCACGGCACAGATCGCCTCGAAGATCTACCCGTTGATTTGTGATCGGGAAGCTTATCGAATCGACATGGAACGTATTCGGGATGTGTGTGAGATGGAGTCAAATGGGATGCCAGTTGACATGGAGTTCTTGGATCGCTTCATCAAGCTGGGCAAACGCAGGCTTCGCCGTAACACCAAGAAAGCCGAAGAGGGGATCGACGAGGACCCGGAGCTTGATCGCCGGGGACGTAAGGCTACCGGAGATGTTCTGCGGGACAAACTGTATTTCATGGGTGAGACCCGCAGGACGGCTACCGGGAAGGTTGCATCGGGAGAGCCTGTGCTTCGGGATTGGAAAAGCGATGACACTATCCGGGCTGTCCTTCGGATACGCAGGGATCAGAAGTCGGTTGGTACGTATGCGTCCAATATCAAGAAGGTTGCCACGCCTTGTGACCTGTATGGTGGGTATCATCGTTTCCATCCCAACTTGATCCTGTCCGGTGCGATCACACTTCGGTTCAGAAGCAGAAACTTCTACGGAGATAATGGGGCCGTGACCAAGGGACAGACTCAGAATTTCACTCGGGGGCATGGTGTACGTGACATTATCACGGCTCCCCCGGATCTGTTCTGGATGTCAAAGTTTGACCTTGCTTCCATTGAAGCTCGGCTGTTCTCCGCGTTCATGGAGATCCTGATGGACGAGTCGTACTTCGCGGACAGGTATCGAGAGGACGACAACTTCAACGTGTACGTACTGGTACTACAACGATGTGCGGGCGAGCCGAAGGCTACCAAGAAGCATGAGTTGTACACTCCGTATAAACATGGGGTCCTCGGTAAACTGTACGGATCAGGTCCCAAACGATTCTCCGCGCAGCTACGCAATGACTTCGATCTCCACTATACTGTCGATGAGTGTGTGGACATTCACAAGAGCATTAGCACGGAGTTCCCATTCGTCCCCCGGTTCCAGAAGTTGTGTCAGCGGATCGCTGAGGAGCAGGGCTATATCATGGATATGTATGGGACCGAGTACCAGATCCCGGAGCAGGATGCCTACAAGACGGTCAACACTTTGTGCCAGGGCTGTGCCGGGATGGTTCTCAAGGACTGGTGGGGCAGGTTGGAAAAAGAACGTACCAAGCAGGGCAAGATCGACCTCCTCTTTAACACGGTCCATGATGAACTCGATGTCCTCATGTCCAAGGCCAAAGGCAAGCGCCATGCACAGAAGAGGGCCAAGGCATATTGTGATTGCGCCCGAGAGATTGATCGTTTCGGATTGCCCATCGTCGCGGACGACGAGAAGGGACTGGTCGATACGTGGGGATCGGCAGGATGAATTACCCTAATTGAAGCCTGTACATGGATGATAGCTCCATGTAACATGCTTCTAAGTGTCATCGTATAGAAAGGGGGGATGGCCAACGTGAAGATAGAAGAAATGAGAGAATGCAAATGTGGTTGTGGTCGGCATTTCGAACCGATCCGTCACCACCATGTATTCATAAATCCCCGGCACCGGGATGGGTACCACAATAGGATGAAGAAGATGATCCTGAAGGAGGTGAAAGGACTGAGCCTAGAGCAATTGGAAGAAGTAAGAGATGAGATCCGTAGGATTACGGACGGATGGAAAAAATACACAGGAGATGAATGATGGTAGCACCCAACAAGAAGTTTGAAGACCAAGGCATGTCGGACACACGGTTGTTGTTTTTCCCGGACGTGTCCATGCACACGAAAGCACAACCCAACCCGAGGATGATGCTGTTTCTTGATACGGCCACAACTTATACCGGGTACGCCTTGATCGAACTCAGTGACATTGATCCCTCGGTAGCCACTGTGGCAGGGTATGGATTGTTCAAGGCACCCAAAGGAGATGTTGGGTTTCGGGCCAAGGCGATCACGTCCAAGGTCTCGAACATTATTCATACAATTAAGCCGGGAGCCCTCATCCAAGAATATCCCACCATTCAAGGTGGACAGAAGGGAACAGCGGCAGCGAGATCAGGTGGAGTTCTCCACCTTGCCTACTTGTGTGGCAAGATTGATTCCTGTTGGGATCTGTACTTGGCTATGATCGTGTCTCAAAACCAAGGGAATCCTCATATGGATGACATCCTCAACACGTTCCGATACGCAGTTAACCTGACATATCGAGAGTGGGCAGGGCAGTCTCCCAAGAAAGCAACCTGCCGAAGGTGTGAAGAATTCCTCGGCATAGAAGAGGGGAGTATTAATCCGGCAAGTATCGACAACAACTGGGTGGACGCCCTGATGATGGGTGTTTGGTACTGTAAGAAGAAACTCTTTGTGAAGGTGTCGCCTAACGACGAAGCGGAAAGGATCGACATGTGAGTAAGGTACGTTGGGACGCAAAGTGCAAGTATTGTCTGTCTATTCCATGTGCATGTAAGGAGGTGAATAAGAAATATGCTGATAAACAGATCGCACGTTCGGAAGTTCCTGTTGGACTACGCTCAACGCAGCGGACGGATACAATTCACGAGAGTGGGACAGGACACGTACGACCATATCGAGGCCAAGGTCAGGGAGACGGCACGGAACATCGTGGACACAATCCCAAGCAAAGGTAAGACGATTCAGATCCACACAAACAGGAGGAAGAAAACATGAAGAAGTTGGGACTTATACTTACCACGATGATAGCTTGCAGTATGACGGGACAAGCGGCGCCCGTCGCGTTGAGGTGGGACCCCCCGACCCACACAGTCGAGACGAACCCGATCCCTCCCGAGTTGAAATCAGAGATTGTGACTAGGGTATATGCAACCAGGTACGGTCAATCGGAAGATTGGCAGGTGATCCACACAGTAACGAACACGGCGGCGGCGATAGTAAACCTGCCCATTGGAATATGGAGGCTTCGAGTTACAGCCGCCCTCCCGAATACAGCGGAAAGCGATCCAAGCAACGAAGCAGGACCAAAGGTTTATGCGAAAGTCATGGCCGCATCGAACCTGACCGTGATCGTCACCACGGAATAACTCCCTCTCGGAGGTCGGAGAAGGCCCGTTGGAAACGCTCCTGCGCTTCCTTTCGATCTTTCTCCGATACTCCGGGAGTCACCTCAGCTTGACCGGACAAGGCTCCTCTCCGGGCGGCATCGAGAGCTTGGTTTAACAACTGAACGCCCGGACCCGTGAACCCGACCTTCTCCGGGAAAGGTCCTGTACCTATCCAATCGTAGGCCTTGATCCCAAGGCCGGAGAGAATCGACACGAGTATGAATTGAGCGAATAACATACCAAGCCCTCGCATCACAAGACCATTCTTAGGGTTGCCTACCCACCCCAAAAACTCTCCGTAGTTCATCCACCACGTTGAGTACATAAACAAGAACCGAGTGACACTATTGCGAAGCATGGCCGGGGACCCTCCCTTGCCGTACTGCCATTGGGACAACGAGACCATCGTTCGGATAAAGAAGTCTTTAGCCGAATCCATCTCGTTGTTCTGAATCATGTCAAACACTTCCTGAGTTATCCCCTTGAACCCCTCCCTGCGTTGGTAGGACCACTTTTCAAGTGGCACACGCTCCAACACTTCCTGCTCGTCCAGCTTCAAGGACCGCAGATCCTTCCCCTCAAACAGGACATCGGCAACGTCGTTGATTGTCAGGTCTTCGATGTTTGGATGTTTCTCGATAAGCTGTTCTAGTCTCTTCCATGCAACCAATGCCCCGGACCCAGCAACCATGACATTGCAATGATCCGAATACTTGAACACATGCAGGAAGAACTCAGCGACCCTGCGCATCATGTTGCGCGTGGACATGTCGAACTCTTCTACAATAGGAAACTCCAACCGAAGCTGCTTGCCATCAAGGTATTGTTGAACTTCGGGATCGGCCAACCGAGCAATACCCTCCACGTATGTCTTCGGTCCTATCACTGAAGCGAAGACCGATTGCGTCATTATATTTTTGAGGGGGGACATCAACCCGAATGCGGCACGATGGGGTCCGAACCCCAAGGTCGTTGCGTAGAAGTAGGTCATCATCCCATGAACCACGTCACTTACGGTGTACACTTCCGGGAGGTCTCTCCACGTTCCACCATAAGTTTTGTTCCACCACTGGATTCCCGATTTGAGGGCATTTCCGATCATGGTCCGGGAGGACGTGAGGTTAGCTTTGCGCAAGGCAGCTTCCGTACTTCCGGGAATGCCAAGAACGGATTCAACGAAGTCCCCGATCAGGGCACGAATGTCGGCGGGGTCTACGTCCTTGGTCTGATGCAACTCTTGGGAGAGGCGATTGGTTGTTGCGCTTATGTACGGCACGAGGTGCCCGAAGAACACGTTCCGGGTCAGTTTGGATTGGTATAGATCCATTTGTCGAGACAGTGAGGTCTCCACGGAAGCCTGTTCTTTAAGCAAGGTGTCATCCTGCTCACGCACGAATTGGTAGAATGGAGTCCCTTCAAGGAATTTGTACCCCCGGTCCTTGAGGTATGAAGTGGTGTCTCCAAATTCTATGAACCGATTAAGCTCGTTCTCGGTTAGGCTCTCTTGAAGATTGCCTTGGTTGTGCTGCTCTCGAAGCCACTGCCCGAAAGAAACATCCCGCTCACGGCTCTTAAACTTTCGCACTAAAGGAAGATACTGGTCGAGATAACGAACCCACTCAAGCCCCGTCTCTTGAAAGAACCAGTTGTAAAACCCACGGTAAGACTCGGCAAGTTTGGCGGCAGATTCCAGAACTTCATCCTTTGTTACTTCGCCTTCCTTGCGGTCCCGGAGTTTTGTGAACCCGGCTTCGCGCATGTACCGATCAAGGTAGTCTTCGACAGTAGCGTTCTCTGCCATTCCGACTTCCTTGTTGAACAGCTTAGCGTGTGCGGTCCCTTCGAGGGTCATAGCCTGTACCACGTCTTCCAACAACCGACGCCTGCGCCCACGAATCAATCGTCCTTTGATCCGCTTGTAAGCCTGAGACCTTGCCATCCATAGCTGGTTCTCCACGGCAGTCTTCCGACGATACTGTGTTATCATCACACGGTAGAAACGCATGACCGGGAGACCTGTACGGTTCTGGATCTTCATTAAGTGAGGGAGGAACGGACGGAGACGACTCAAAATTCCCGAGAAGACTGGGAACTTTCCGGCCTCTGTCATGTCGATCCTTTCCCCGTTCACAAAAACATCGGGGGGTTTGTACGAGGTGTAGATTGAAGCGTCAAACTCAGCCAAGGCTCTCTTTCCAAGGTGCTCCTTCACATGGGACCGTACGTTAGCTTCAAGGGCCAGCGAGTACGAGGCAAGCTGCTGTGCGTCCAGGCTGTTTGCCCGCTGTTCGCGGGATTCCGTTCGACGTTGCCACTCAGTCCTTGGATTGATCGAGGGGTCTTCGGCTATAATTTCGGCCATCCCTACTTCTACCATAGCGTCTCGCCGGAATTGATACAGTCTCTCCTCGACTTCATTCTTGAGAGTCTGACTGATCTCGCCTTGGCTCATCGGCTCTTCGCCCTGTTCTCGCCTGCGTTTATTCTCGGCTTTCAGTTCATCCCCCACCTGCACCGCTATAACTTTCCGGGCGGCTCGTTCGATGCTGACCATGAGGTTCTTGTCATTGTCAGTGGGCTTGTTCAGAACAACAGGATTTAACTGGACCTCGCCGTCCACAACAGTTGGCCCTTCCCTCACGAGGTTGAGCTTTGATTTGATCTCAGCCAACTTTTCCCGGAACGTCTTGGGTCGTTTGATCTTGTCTTTGGGTGAAATCTTATCGGCTACATCTACCCCTTTGGCCTCCTTAATTTGATCCAAGTGAAGCCGGACCTCTGCTTCTGTGCTGGCTGTGTACCCCTGTCTAGGCTCCAACACATCAAGTGCCTCATTGTACAATTGAGGAACAAAAGACATTTTCTCATCTTCAAAATCATAATCTCTGTCTTTCGCTTCTTTAGCGTACGCTCGAAGTTGCGATTCCAATTCGGGGTTGCCCTTGGCGATGTATCCCAACGCTTCAGCCGTTTGAGTCATCCCAAGAACTCTTTCTTTCATGGGATTCCCACTTCTGGCTTTTTGTATTTCAGGATCTTGGATCAGGTCTTCTATACGTGGAAGAACCTTCCCTCGAAGTTGAGGATCAATGCCCATCCCCCTGGCTAACCTGTTGAGTTGTTGTTTACCTCCGGGGCTCTGTGCGAAGAGATCGACCAGATAAAGTTTCTGGTCGTCCGTAAGGGGCTTGGTTTTTTGTTTACGTCGATCCCCGGTAGCATAAGGGCCTAACCGAAGGCTGGGCTCAGGTCCTAACCGTGCGGCGATCTCTTCAAAAGTGGCTGTTCCATTATGTACTTTGTTGAGGAGATCCTTACCGATCTTGGAATGAAGACGCCTCTGTGTGATATGATACCGCGTGGGAGCCGTGGCGATTGATAATCCATATCCACCCCCCCGAGTGAGTGCAGCTACTCCTGTACCAACAATACCTTCGATAAGGGGGTTCGTTCCTCCGACTGGATGATACGGTTCCCATTCTTCACCATAGCGGTCACGCATTTTCTTCGTGGCCGCACCCCAAGCACGGTTTATGATCCCGCTTTGAAGGATTTCCTCCGCGCCTTCCGTGAGGTTGATCCCAAGCTCATTCACGGCCCACATAAGCGGACCTTTCGGAAACTTAGGAGCAGCTTTGGCAAGGACTTGTCCTATCGTACCCTTGACCGTTTTGGTTATTTTCCCTCCGGCCCGTTTCAAGGGTCCTACGGCTCCGAGATACTGAACGTACTCCACCGCACCGGCAAGCATAGCACTTGCCCGGATCGCATCCTCAGCCGCGTCTCTATCGTACCCTGCCATCTCCGCTTCGGCCATAAATGTTCCTGCCTCGTCCAGCCCTATAGTTCCTATAGCGGCAAGCGATCCTGTGACTTCCGGCAACACAACGGCAGCGCTGATGCCCCCGGCAGTTGTAGCTGGGTCAGGTGAGATAATACCAGCGGCAGCGAGAGGCACGATAGCGCCTTGGCCTACGGCACGACCCAAGTACGTAGCGGCACCAAGGTTAGCATATAACGCAGCTTGAGATCCCATAGCGGACGACCAAAACCTACCATCCTTCAAGTCTTCAAGCTCTTCGATCCTTTGATCCTCGGCAACGTCTTCCTTCCATTGTTCAGGTACGATACCTCCAATAGCCTCAGAGGCCCTACGCAACATCTGATCGAAGTAGTCGTCTCCCGGAGTGTAAACAGTGGTACCCCGAAGCTGGTTGGAAGGTATGCCCGCCATACTCACCAAAAAACTTTTAATCGGAGCCATGCCCCCACTGCTACCCCTCCGCGTGGGATTGAGTGAGGGGAGGATCGACAGGTGTGCCTGAGCTTCGTCCATCAAGTCAGGGGGGACAGTCAGGCTCCCCTGAAGGTGTTGGTTGAGTCGTTCAAGGTCTTCGGTGCTGTAATCCTCGAAGGCCATTGCCTACTCCCCGGAACTACGACGCTGTAATTCCTCTTGGATAAGAAGCCGCACCACCGGGACGAGAGATGGAGGCGGGTTTACAAGAAGTGGAGCATACTCGTCCCGTGACAACAAGGCCAACAAGGCTTGTCGCCTATCGGGTTTAGCCCCGATATTGAAGAAGATGTTCGAGTTCCACACGTCACGTCCACTCTCTTTCTCAAGCTCCTTGGCAAAATCCTTGTCAAGCTCGCTCATTTCATCCAAGAGTCTCATGTAGAGTTGACGTTGTAGGGTGGTAGCTTCCGTTCCCTCGGCTCCCTCGGCTCCCTGCCGTTCACGTTGGGACTTGAAGTAGTTCCCAATACCTTCGTACCCCCCGCCTACCCAAGCTCCAACAAGCTCGGGGTCTAACCCATCTTCAATCGCTCTACGTGCTACACTCCCCCGGATCATTGTGGCACCACGAGGAGTAATCGGGTTACTCGAAATTATCTCCTCGACCATCATAATTTTTCGGATGGGACTGGTCTCCTTGCCTTCGTCTTCGGCTTCACCGGAAGTGGAAGGTTCGGCTTCCTCGATTGTCAGGGGCGTTACTTCCTTTAACCGTCCATCCTTGAACGTCATCATGGCATCTTTGTAACTCAGGACAGTGGTACCTTCTTGGTCAAGGCGTCCTCTTGGGTCTCCTCGCTCGGTCAGGATTTCAGAGATAGTGGTGCCCGTAGCCGGAAAGCCTTTCTTGTCTCCTCCGATTTCGACTGATACGGGAGTTCCGACGTACTGTTGTTCCTGCGGCGCAGACTGAGGTTGCCCTGGATCTCCGGTAACAGCCCCCGTAATAAATTCACCCACGTCCCTCATTCCCGACGTTTTGTGCTTGAAAATATCCGTGAGGAGATTTCCTGCAAGTTCACCGGCCCCCTCCACCCCTGAACGGGCGTGGGCTCCCGCTTCGCGAGGTTGGCCCCTAAGAAGAGCACCTACTGTGTCTATGCCCCCCCGTGCATACTGTTGTGCAGGTTCGATGTAACCTTGGTCGATTCGGTTGAGTATGTCTTCAAGTAATGACATAGTGAGCTTCCTGTCTTTTTATTTATACAACTGCTTTGCCGCTGACACACCCGCTTGAAACCCTGAACCATAGGTTTCTTGAATGTTGATTTGTCCAGCCTTTTCCAATTTATCCAGTGCA